TTAAACTATAGCGAAAAAGCACTTAACTCAGTGTTTGGTCGTTATTTTGGAAAAGGAAAAAGAAATGCGAAAGATTATGCGCGCAATCCTAAAGAGATTGCAAACTATGTCTACCAAGATGAATTCCGCTCTAAACGAGGCGCACTCGGTAATACCGATGCCGGTGATGGGTGGAGATTTAGGGGTCGTGGCATTAAGCAACTTACAGGCCGCAACAATTATACAGCATTTGGAAAGTCAGTCGGAATGTCAGCAGAAGAAGCAGCAGAATACGTAGCTACTCCTAAAGGCGCGATTGAATCAGCTTGCTGGTTTTGGGCAACAAACAAATTAGAACGGTTTGCAGATGCAGACGATAACTTAGGACTAACCAAGAAAATTAATGGTGGTACTATTGGATTAGAAGATCGCAATAAACGTTACAAAGCTGCTAAAGCTATTCTTGGTGGTAAGGATATTCCAAAAGCACCAACTAAATCAAGTGGTTCAAGAACACTCCGTAAAGGTATGAAGGGTGACGATGTAGCAAAAATGCAAAAAGCTCTCGGCATATCAGCAGATGGTGACTTTGGTTTTGGTACACAAACATCTGTCAAAAAGTGGCAAAAAATTAATGGCTTAGTAGCAGACGGTATTGTTGGTGCTGCAACTCAAGCTAAGATGTACGGATAATTATAAATAGAATACAATATCAAATAACATAAAGGAGATTAACATGTCTTTAGAAAAAATAGTTGCGGAAGCAATGGCAGGTCGTCCGCTTGAAATGAAAGAAGCGTTCGGAGAAGAAATTCAAACTCGTATTCAACTTAAGCTTGAAGAAAAGTACATCGAAATGATGGAAGCAAAAGAAGCTGACGAAGATGAAGACGAAGATGAAGAAGATGATGAAGACGAATCGCCAAAAGCAAAGAAAAAAGCTGATGACGAAGATGAAGACGAGGATGATGACGAAGACGAGTAAGTCTTAGTCTAGTAATCTTATGCCTTCTTTCGTATATGTAGGAATGATTCTTTTAGCTCTGGGTGGTGCTGGTGCATGGTACTATGACACCACTCAGACTAAGATCGAAACATTAACGGCGTACAACGCAACGCTGACCGCCAGTGTTGACAAACTTGAAGAAGTAAATATTCAAAATATAGCAACCATAGAACGTATGGAAGCTAACGTAGAACGCCAACGAGAACAATACAATCAACTTCAAGAAAACTTTAGTATGATTCGTTCTCAGAACAATCAACTTAAAGAAAGATTAGGTAGGCATGATCTAGGAGCACTTGCTTCTGCCAAGCCAGCCTTAGTTCAAAGAGTTGTGAATAATGCAACAGGTAAAGCAAATCGTTGTTTCGAATTGTTATCTAATGCACCGTTAACTGAAAAAGAAAGGAGCGCAAAGAATGGTAAAGCATTTAACAGCGAGTGCCCTTGGATTTATGATGATCTTGTCTCTAGTGGCGTGCTCGTCGAACCCAGTAGCACCCCCAGCGAAGATAATAACGCAAACTGAATACGTAACACCCCCAAAACCCATAGTTCCTAATGTCGATACCCTATCGCTTCGGGATGTAGAATTTGTTATTATAACCCCAGAAAATATAGATGAAGTCTTTGAAAGTCTTAAAAACGATAAAGTATTGTTTGCAGTAACTGCAGATGGATATGAAAACATCGGTTTAAATCTTAGTGATGTAAGAGCATATATTCAGCAACAAAAAAGTATAATTATTATGTATGAGAACGCCTTTGATGAATAAATAGGTATGAAAGCATATTATGCAGAAAATAGTGACCCTGTAATTAATAATAATTTCAGGGTTTTTCTATTTAAACCAAGGATTATAAAATCAAATGGTAGAAAAGAATTTAAACTTAAGTACTGATGTCGCTTTAATTAAAAAAGACATTAAGCAAATCGAGAGATTCTTTGCGAAGTTTGACACTGCGCTAGAAACTATGGCCGAAGTGAGCCAAAAAGTTGCTGTTATGGATGCTATGGCTGAGAACACTGCTGAGAAGTTAGAGCAGTTAGAAGAGCGTATGGCTGAGCATAAAGCAGAAGATAAGGCACGAGCCGAAGTCCTACATCGTCGATTGGAAGAACAAAGAATTTCAGCAAGAAATGACCACCAAATGTTGGCAGACGATACAAAGGTAGACCGTAAAAACCGTAATGCAGAAATAATGACTCAGCTTGGTAAAATGAATGGATCATTAGAGATACGTTTAAACAAGATAGATGACAAAATCAGTGTATTAGAATCATGGCGTTGGTACGTTATGGGTATTGGTGCTTGTCTAGTATTGTTATTTGCAGAAATTAACTGGAATATGTTAATTGGTGGTTGACATGCCGCCAATCTTAGTATATAATAAATCTATAATTTAAAAATACATGTAAATATATGTGTACAAACCACCGTTTGTGTGGTATAATATACTTATACATGTGAACATTATGGATATAATATGGCTGAATTCATCGACATACAATACGCGCAACTGCTGTCTGGTCGTCTTGAACACTTTAAGATCAAACACACTAACCCGTATAAAATTAATTTTAGGTGCCCTATATGCGGTGACTCACAGAAGAGTCGCTCTAAGGCCCGTGGATGGCTTCTAGAAAGAGACAATAAGTTCTCCTATTATTGCCATAACTGTGGTGCTAGCCAAGGTTTTAACTTCTTCCTCAAGACCGTAGATCCTATGTTGTATAATGATTATATAGCAGAAAAGTTTGTAGCTAATACTACGGTTAAAGATACTGCTACTAAAGAAACAGACTTTAAAACAAAAGCACCAGTATTTAAAGTTGATCCACTCAAGAAACTAAAGAAAGTCAGCCAACTTAGCCACGACCATCCTATAAAAAGATATGTAACTAGCCGTCAGATTCCTCCACATCATCATTACAGAATGTTCTTTGCTCCTAAGTTTATGACTTGGATTAATGAAATCATTCCTAATAAGTTTGATCATGATAAGATCGGTAAAGATGAACCAAGACTTGTAATTCCTTTCTTAGATGAAAAGGGTAAAGTGTTTGGTGTCTCTGCTCGTGGTTTTAATCCTAAAGGAATCAGATATATAACTATAATGTTTGAAGAAAGACCAAAAATCTTTGGCTTAGATAAAGTTAATCTTGATCATCCTTATTATATCGTTGAAGGTGCACTCGATAGTATGTTCCTTGAAAATGCTATTTCAATGAATGGCGCTGAAGGTAACGGTAACTCAGCAAATGAAAATGCTATATACGTATTTGATGCTGAGCCACGTAATAAAGAAATCCATAAACGCATGGAACGTATAATCAAGAATGGTTATAGAATTTGTATATGGCCTGATAATGTTCCAGGTAAAGATATTAATGACATGCATCTGCAAGGTGCTAATGTTGAAAAGCTAATCGAAGACAATACTCATAAAGGGCTACAAGCACAATTGAAATTCCAAGCGTGGAGAAAAACATGATACGAGGAATACTTGCCCACGATAAAGAATGGGGAATAGGTAAAGACGGTGATCTTCCTTGGCCAAAAAATGCCGAAGATCTAAAATGGTTTAAAGACTCTACAAAACATTCAGCAGTTATTATGGGTCGTAAGACTTGGGATAGCTTACCATTTAAACTACCAAACAGAACTAACATTGTTATCACTTCAAGCTTTGCTGAAGATATGAAAAGACAACCAGATCAAATCTTTAACGTACAGTTTAAACAACAAATTGTAAATTTAAACTATGAACTGCCAATATGGATTATTGGTGGTGCAACAATTATTGAACAATGCCTTGACATTATAGACGAACTATGGTTAAATGAAGTAGAAGGTAGTTATGATTGTGATACGTTTTTAGACAAGGAAGTAATTACAAATCAGTTTTACGCTTCTGCAACAGAGCATAAATCTTTTGGAACAATCACAAAATGGAAATTAAATGAAAAATTATCATAGACTGCTTATGAACATACTAGAAACTGGGCAAGATGTAGAAGATCGCACAGGTACTGGTACAAAATCAATTTTTGGTGCTCAGATGAGATTCAATCTACAAGATGGATTTCCTGCAGTCACTACAAAAAAATTAGCTTGGAAATCGGTTGTTGCTGAGCTATTATGGTTTCTCGAAGGGAGTACAGACGAACGACGTCTTGCTGAACTTACATATGGTAAAGATAGATCAGCATTAGTTGACAAGGGTACTATATGGACTGCGAATGCTGATAAACAGGGAGTAGCGCTAGGCTATGATAATACTCCAACTAAAAAGGAGTTAGGACCTGTTTATGGGCATCAGTGGAGATCATTCGGAAAAATTGGTGATTACTTTCCTGGAATTGCTGAGAGTACTGATCAAATCAAATGGTTAGTAAACGAAATTAAAACTAATCCAAATAGCCGTAGATTAATTCTAAGTGCATGGAATCCAAACCAAATAGATAAAATGGCTTTACCGCCTTGCCACACTATGGCACAGTTCAAGGTATATAACGGTGCACTAAGTTGCCAAATGTACCAGAGGTCAGCAGATGCATTCTTAGGGGTACCCTTTAATATCGCCTCATATGCTCTATTAACTCATCTTATAGCCAACGAGTGTGGTCTTATAGTGGGTGATTTCGTACATACGTTTGGTGACGCTCATATCTACAACGATCATATAGATCAAGTCTATCGGCTATTAGAACGAAGCCACTATCCGCTGCCAACTTTAGAGATCAATCCTGACTTTAAGTTATTACTTGAAAAAGGTGAGCAATATAAATTTGATGATATTGTTTCTTTTCAGTTGACAAACTATTTACATCATGATACAATAAAAGCTAAGATGGCAGTATAAATAGTTTACCAGCTCAAAGTATATTATAAAAGGAATAAGAATGATACAAGTTATCCAAGTGACGAAACGTGATGGGTCAAAGGAGCCATTAGACGTAGAAAAATTACACAAGGTAGTTTTTCATGCCTGTGACAACATTACCGGCGTTTCGCCATCAGAAGTTGAAATCAAAAGTCAGATTCAGTTTTTCTCTGGAATTACATCAAAAGAAATTCAAGAGACACTCATTAAAGCAGCAGCTGATCTTATCAGTGAAGAAACTCCAAATTACCAAAATGTTGGTGGCAGGCTGATTAACTATGGTCTTCGTAAAGAAGTCTATAATGGTTATAAACCAATTGCTGTAAAGGCTTTAGTTGAAAAGAATATTGACCGTGGTTTCTACGATCCTGAATTGTTATCATATTACACCGATGAAGAGTGGGATAAAATCGATGGATTTGTTAAACACGAACGTGATGAAAACTTAACCTATGTTGCTATGGAACAACTACGTGGTAAGTATCTTTGTCAAAATAGAGTAACAGGCGAGATATTTGAAACACCTCAAATGTGTTATATCCTTATTGCTGCAACATTGTTTAATGAGTATCCATCAGAAACAAGAATGCAGTATGTAAAGGATTATTACGATGCTATTTCTCTACACGATATTAGTTTGCCAACTCCTGTTATGGCCGGTGTTCGTACGCCTCAACGTCAATTCAGTAGTTGTGTTCTTATTGAAACTGGCGATTCTCTCGACAGCATTAACGCTACTGCATCTGCCGTTGTAAAGTATGTAAGCCAAAAAGCTGGCATCGGTATTGGTGGTGGTTCAATTCGAGCAATTGGTACTCCTATTCGTAAAGGTGATGCATATCACACAGGTGTTATTCCTTTTTATAAGCACTTCCAATCTGCTATTAAATCTTGTTCACAAGGTGGTGTACGCGGTGGTGCTGGTACAATCTATTATCCTATCTGGCACTTCGAAGCAGAAGATCTTCTTGTATTAAAAAATAATAAAGGTACCGAAGATAACCGTGTACGTCATATGGATTATGGTGTACAGTTTAATAAGTTGATGTACGAACGTTTGATTACTGGTGGCAATATCACATTGTTTTCTCCAAGTGATGTTCCTGGTTTATATGAATCATTCTATGCAGACCAAGCAAAATTCCGTGAGTTGTATGAAACAGCAGAACGTAATACACGTCTTCGTAAAAAGACTATTCCTGCATCTCAATTATTCTCTGCATTTATGGAAGAGCGTAAAAACACAGGTCGTATCTATTTACAAAATGTTGATAACGCAAACGATCATGGATCATTCTTACCAGAATTAGCTCCTATCCGTCAATCAAATCTTTGTGCTGAGATTGATTTGCCAACTAAACCTCTCAATGATATTAATGATCCTGAAGGTGAGATTAGTCTTTGTACTTTAAGCGCAATCAACTGGGGTAATGTTCGTTGCACTTCAGACTTTAAGAAAGCTTGTGATCTTGCAGTTCGTGGTTTAGATGCGTTGCTAAGTTACCAAAACTATCCTATTGTTGCTGCACAACTATCCACAGAGAAGCGCAGACCTATTGGAGTAGGCATTATTAACTTTGCTTATTGGATGGCAAAGCATGATTTATCTTATCAGGATATCACTCCAGAGGGCCTAGAGTTAATCGATGAGTACGCCGAAGCTTGGGCTTATTATCTTACTAAAGCTTCTGCTGATCTAGCAGTTGAAATGGGTACCATCTCAGGAATTAATGAAACTAAATACGGTCAAGGCATTACACCTAACCAGACATATAAGAAAGATCTTGATGAATTAGTTAAGCATAAAGAACGTCAAGACTGGAAAGGTTTACGAAAGCAACTTAAAGCAACAGGTATTCGTAACTCTACACTAATGGCTCTTATGCCATCTGAAACATCAGCTCAAATTGCAAACGCTACAAACGGTATTGAACCACCTCGTTCACTTATTTCTGTTAAGCAATCTAAGCACGGTGTTCTTAAGCAAGTAGTTCCTGAGTACAGACGTTTAAAGAATAAATATGATTTACTGTGGGATCAAAAGTCTCCTGAAGGTTACTTAAAGATTATGGCCGTATTGCAAAAGTATATCGATCAAGGTATCTCTGTTAATACAAGCTACAATCCAGTATTCTTCGAAGATGAAAAGATTCCTATGAGTGTTTTACTACAACACTTATTGATGTTCTACAAATATGGTGGCAAGCAACTTTATTACTTCAATACTTTCGACGGTCAAGGTGAACTTGATACAGATAAAATGACTGAAGCACCTTTAGCACAAGGCGAAATTGATGATGAAGATTGCGAGTCTTGTAAAATTTAATTAGTTAACCAAAGGCGAAGACGCTATGGCCTACAGCAAGGAAGTATTAGATCATTATGAAAACCCAAGAAATGTTGGGACTATGGACGATAACGACAGAGACGTAGGAACTGGAATGGTTGGAGCTCCAGCCTGCGGAGATGTAATGAGATTACAAATTAGAGTTAACGATGATAATATTATTACTGACGCTAAATTTAAAACATATGGATGTGGTTCAGCAAT